AGAGGCGCTGGAAGGGAGTGAGCAAGCTTACTCTCTTCTAACCTCAAAATATTGGGATCGTATCTACAGATTCCTACGTAAACGTGTTAACGACAATGCACTAGCAGAAGAGTTAACTCAAGATACGTTTGTAGCTGCGTTCAAGTATTTAAGGACGTTTAGGGGCGATAGTCAGTTTTATACATGGTTGTGTACCATAGCCATCAATAAAGCATCTAAAAAACCCCTAAACAGCCTTAAAACAGAAGTTGAGAACATCACAGTGGATACGCCAGAATCAATATACGAGACAAGACAAACAGTGCAGCACATTATGTCAATCATCGACACACTGCCCTCTAAACAGAAGAAAGCCCTACTTCTGAAACTAGAGGATAATATGTGTTATAATGACATTGCTGTGATATTGCGGTGCAGCCCAAACCATGCAAAGAATCTTGTGTGGAAGGCTAAGAAAACTATACGGAGTTACTATGACGAACGACGAGAGTTATCGGATGATGGAGGCGCTGCGGCGCTATCTGCAAGTCAGTCTGTATGATTTTGACAACAAGATTGAAGTGGTGTTGAAGTTCAAGACTGAAGATGGTAAAATTCACCAACTGTGCAACAGCTTTGTGGAGAAACAACGATGATCGTAGAATGTGTTAAAGAGAACGACGATGGTTCTGCAGATGTTATTCTGCGAGACATTGACGAACGTATGATGCAACTTCTGCTACAAGAGGGACTATGTTCTCTGCTAACTAAAGAAATTGCACGGCTAGAAAAGGAGAATAAGATTCCAGCACTACTGAAGAAGGGGCCTACTGATGAAGTATGAGGAAGTCATGTCTGTGCAATATGGCGGCAACCACTACAAGGATCGTAAGATTCAGCCGTGGGAAGTCTGGGAGGCATATGACATGAATGGTTGGGAAGCTAGCGCAATCAAGTATTTAATGCGTTGGAAAGACAAAGGTAAACCACTAGAAGACCTGTATAAGGCACTACACAATGTTCAATATCTAATTGCACGAGAAGAAAGGAAACAAAATGTACAAGCTCAAAAACGTGAAGGGCAGTCTGCCAAAGTATTTGAAGGTGTCGTTCAAGAGTTACGACGCTGCACGGAGCGCCCTTCGGAAGTTCCTACGCGCGAAAGCGTCTTTAAAGAGTGGTGAACATCTACCAATGTTCCTAATGCGTAGTTTCGGCTACGACATTGTTCGAGTAGCATAAGAAAAGGGGCCTAGCGCCCCTTTCTTATTTCTTGTATTTTTCAGTTAAGTACGTCTTAACTCTACTTATATACTCCTGTGTTTCTTTTGCTGGCGGCTGCTCTCCTGCTAACACTGCTTTACCTGCTGAAGGCCCACCATTATAATCAGCTACAGCAGCCAATGCATTATTTTTATACTGGTTTTCTAGAGTAAACTTTAGATATTTACCAGCAGCATCAATGGACGCAAATGGATTGTTAGGGTCATGTTTGAACATGCCACCTTGCAACTTCTGAGTAGCTGGCATAAACTGCATAATCCCTTGTGCACCCTTGGGACTAACTTGTTCCGGATTGGTACGTTCACCAGCGTTTTTAATTGCTAGCACCATACCTTTAGGAAGACCATACCGATTCTCAACTTCTAGTGCAAACTCATCTAGACGAGGATCATTATATTGCAGATTCTTCCATTCAGCCTTGTTCTTAACAAGTTCTTTCCAAGTAGGTTCCATTATTGCTCCCACCATTCTTTAGCGCCAGCCGTAGGAGCAGATGCTGCAGGTTTAGCAGCCGATGCTGCTGGAGCAGCAGGAGTTGCAGCAGGGGCTGCGGGACGGGCTTCCATGCTGAAGAATCCAGCGTAAGGTTGGTTATTATTAATAATACCAGCAAAATCCTGACCAACTGCTTTTGGCTGCTCTTTTGTCAGCATAGCTCGACCATACACCATGTTGCTCAGCATGGGTTTTAGTTGCTTCATAAACTCTTCAGAAGCTTGCGTATAAGCAGTATTAATAACAGGTGCAGCAGCAGCTTGCATCTCTGCCATAGTCATTGCTCTACGCTGTGATGGAATAGCAGGACGGGCTGGCTGCACTACCACAATCTCCCCCGCATCGTTAACACCCAGTTCTAGTTTTACTTTGTATTTATTTTCAATGGTGGTCTTCATGTCCTGTACATTTCGTACAGATTGCTGAAGGCTGTTGCTGACGTTAGCTTTAATGACAGCTTGATCTGGATCAGCAAGCTTACTAATCTTTTCGCCAATGGTTTTATATTGACGAGCAAGTAGTTGGCTATTAGCACCATACTGCGTAGACGTACTTAGAGCAGCACTCACCACATTAACCTCTACAGGACTTAGTTCTGCTTTCTTTAGCGTTTCTACAGCAGTAGCCATCTGTGCCTGATGAGCAGCACGAGTGGTGTTAGAGGAAGCAATAGGATCTACAGGAACTGCAGCGGGGCTTTGTTGTGACTGTAGCATAACTCTTTGAACGTTAGCTAGATCACCTGCCGCTTTAACATCGTTGCGAACACCGCCAATAGCTGTAGTAAGTTCATTTTCTTGACCAACCATAAACTCATAGAATGAACGATTGGTACGCTTAAGATTCTCACGATCCGCGCCACCCGCCCAATATGCCATAACCATAGGGTTATTCTGCATGGCAGATTGTTGTTTAATTGCAAGGTCTACTAGCTGTTGTTTTTCTTGTAAAGTTTTATCACGATATGTGCGTAGAATAGTAGCCATAGCAGTTAGACCAATGCCCTTATCATCAGCATATTTGCTTAACGCTGTTTCAGCCATTCGATCTATGTCACCATACAAATCATTTCGCTTTGCAGTTGTAAGGTTAGGATTATTTGCAATGTACGAATCAACCGCAGCTTTAGCCTGACGACGAGCTTGGTCAATATTAGTACGCATTTGAGCACTGTGTAGTTTTGCTAATGTTTCAAATTGTACAGGGTTTACGGCTCTTGGGTCACCTGTTGCCATAAGTTCTAGTGTTTTGGCAAACGTTTCTTCTTTATCTTGAACAGACTGAGTGAGAACAGATGTTCCTAAACTACCACTAAAAATAGCAGCAAAAGCAGGGCGTTGCTGATCTGCTTGCATGTCGCTCTGACCTTGCTGACCATCAATATACGCTTTAACACGTTTAGTCTCAGTAGACGTAGCCATGATCTGCTGAGCACCTGACATACGCCTATCGTACTCGGCACGATTAGTTCTATACAAATTTAAAAGCTGCTCACGAGTACCGACAACACCTAAATCAGCAGCTTTATCCATATCCTGCAGAGCAACATCTTCAGCAGATTTAGGCTGTTTACCTTCTTTGGGTGGAGTAAAACGCTCACGTACATAACTCATCTGTGCCCAACGATCTGCACCGGGCATGCCTGTAACTGCAGCAACTCGTTCACGAATTTGATTAGCAAGTCCGGGAAACTTTGCAATTGCTGTTTTAGTAATTGAATCAATTCTAGAAATGTAGCGTTCGTTAGACATGCCACCTTCTACAGCAGCTTTAAGACGATTTAATTCGTTATACATAACCCTTGTACAAGTCCCCAGCAAAACCTGTGAGAGTGTTAATGGATTCTGCTTTGGCTCTAGCGGCTTGCCCTAGCAGTGCAGGGTTAGCCATTGCTGGCTCTACGTTCCTAGTAATGTCTGCACGATAAGTTGCCATTATTTGTTTTCTCCTGTGTTCGTCACGATGTCTTTAATCTTCCATTCTTTCACAGCTTGATCAGTTAGCATTTTTTCATACTGAGTAAATGCTTCTGTCTTGTATGCTGCTTTCATTAGTTGAGTGTAGTCTGCACCGCTATAACTGTTTAGAATAGCTTGAACCACTGCAGCATGTGTTCTATGCCCTTCATCGTCATTGTTACGTAGTGCTGTTAGTGCTAACATGGCATGTTTACCTAAAGCTTTAGATGCTGCTTTGATGTCATCATCGTGCGCTTTCTTGCTACTGTACACAATGTTGTAGTCTTCTTGTGCTGCAGGAGGAATACCGAAACCAATCATCCATGCTTCAGTGTCGGTCACTCGGTACATAGCTGAACCACTACTACTTTGGACTTTATTAAAGTTCTCCATTGCAATGCGAGCTTTCTGAGCGTTATTAATA